ATCATAAATTTTACCCATTCTGAAAGAGCAAGGAAATCTTTTTCATATTATAGAAATACTCAAACTGAATACTGGAAAGACCTTGACAATGTAGATATGAACGATTATTATTTTAGTAGATTTATGACAAGAATACGAAAACAATTTTATATAGAGAATACAGAAGGAATTGGAGAACTACCTACAGAAAAATTTGATATTATATTTTCAACTACAGCTGGTTATCGTGCTGCACTACTTGCAGACCAATTAGAGTTTGACGGTGAAGTTGTGTTGTTTGATTACTGTCAAGAAAATTTAGATATAAAACAAATGATAATAGAAATGAATATGTCTTTGCCAGAAATTAACTCTTATGGTAAAATGATCGACCATGATATGGTACTTCCTGATTCTATTGCAAAACAATCTGTAAAAAGTATGGGTTCTTTTGAAAATTTAAGGCAATTAGAAGAAAAAATGGAAAGGGACTATGACATTGAGTATTGGTTGATGGATTTAATATCACCAAACTATGATAGAATTTTGGAAAAAATTCAAGGTAAGACAGTATTTTTCGACGCAACTAATATCTTTTGTTATCACATGTCACACGCATATTATACTCTAGATGAATTGGTCAATTCGTATAAAAAATTACGAGATGTTTTGACATCATCTAATGAAACCTTTTATAGAGGCACTTCACCAACCAAACAAAAAATAGATGCATGGGTATCCAAATGAATATCGTAGCAATACGAATCGGTGATAAGTATGGCCCAGAGTATGAGACATACTTAGAAAATAAATTACCAGAGTATAACTTTATATGGGTTCGTGAACCGTATCATCCAAGCGTTACCCTTCAATGGAATAAGATGTTAGGTATGCAGTTGGACATCGATGAACCAATCTGTGTAATAGATATTGATATTTTACTTGTGGGTGATTATAAAAAAGTATTTGACTACCCCATAAAATCGGGCCAGTTTCTAGCAATGCCGGGCTGGTGGAGAAATGATTCTGACACCTATGAGATTAATGGTGGTTTCTTCAAGTACTACCCAAAGGAATGTAAATATATCTATGATAAGTTTATGAAAGATATTCATCATTGGCAACAGTTCTACATAGATAACGGTCAAACCACTGGTCCTGTTAATGGCGAGCAGTATTTTGTAGAGGATAGCGTGAGGGAAAGACTAGAACTCGTTACGTTACCCAATAAATGGTTTGCAAGATGGATTGCTGATGATAAGGTTATAGACTTTAGAAACAACAGAACTTGGCAATACAATATGACTGAGCGATATAATAAAGCAACGGGGAATGATTGGATATATATGGGCGGAGAGTTTCATCCAGATATAAAGTTTGTACATTTTACAAACCATAGAAACAAACCTCATGAATGGAGAGACTATGAAAATTTTTGCTGCAACTAGCTCTTCTTCAGATAGTGTGTTTATGTTATATAAACTCCTTACTGAAACCACAGATAATATTATATCAAGAATACTTCGTCTAGATGCATCTGATCAAGACGTAGCACGATATCCTATTATATGTAATTGGTTGAAAGAAAATGTTCGTGATTTTGATTTTGGTTTTGCGGAATTTGAAGACCATGCAGAAGATAATAAATCACAAACTATAATTTCTAAATGGTATAATGTTGCATTATTGTCAGAAATGCATAATGTAGATTTAATATGTATTGCATATAATACATATAATTGGAGTCCTTCTAATTGGCATTATCAAAATTTTGATATTGAAAATTTTTATAGAAGAGGAAACCAATCTTATTCTAGAGTAGATTATTCTATAGTTAGAGATCATACAGATATTCCCATTGAATGGCCGTTAATGAATCGTAAAGATAAACCTATAGGAAGATGGGAGACATGGGAGTTGATACCGAAAGAGCTTCAAAAGCTAGTCTCTCTCTGCCCTTGTGGAAAATGCTCCAAATGTAAATGTTGGGAGTGGTATAATAAAAAGAAAAAAGAAGGGTTTGCTGCGGCAGAACTTGATGATATTATTATGAAAGAGGGAAAATATGGAAAATATTTCACAAAAGAAAGTAATCCAGAAACAAGACATATTGCTTATGTAGGCCAAAAATTTAGAGGAAAAAGTTATCCAGAATGGAATCGAACCCATAAGAATGAGTATAAATCGTCCTCTCAGCAAATACTGGTCACTAAACCTCATAATTAATCTTTTGATCGCAATAAAACAAATCTTATAAATATATATAAAAGGGGTGTTCTATGGCTGTTCCCACAAGTAAATCAACATTCAAAGATTATTGTTTTCGAGCACTAGGTTCTGGTGTTGTTGATATTAACGTATCAGATGATCAAGCAGATGACCGTATCGATGAAGCTCTTCAATATTTTGCACAATATCATTATGATGGTATTGAGAAAATGTATCTTAAACATCTGATTACCGCAGCAGATGTTGCGCGTGGAAAAGAAAATATAACCACAACGGGAACTGATGCAGTAGACAGCACTATTACTGATACATTTCTAGAGGGTAGTAATTTTATTCCAATGCCTTCTGCTGTTGTGTCCGTGATACAGGTCTGGCCGTTTACAGGCACAGGCGGTGGTTCCAACATGTTTGATGTTCGTTACCAGTTGCGTCTTAATGACTTATATGACCTATCTTCTACTTCTGTCATTCAGTATCAGATGGCAATGGACAACCTAGACCTTCTAGAACATATTCTTGTTGGAGAAACACCAATCCGATTTAACCAGCACCAGAATCGTCTTTACATTGATGGTGATTGGTCGAATGACTTTGTTGCTGATGAAGATTTTATCATTGCAGAATGTTATCGCAAAATAGACCCGACAACTTACACAGACATTTTTGATGACATCTTCCTAAAGAGATATGCGACAGCACTGATTAAACAACAGTGGGGAGCAAACCTATCCAAGTTTAGTGGTGTTGCGATGCTTGGTGGTGTTACTATGAATGGTGAAACTATCTATTCACAGGCACAGGAAGAGATTAATAAGTTAGAAGAACAAATTCAGCTCACGTTTGAGTTGCCAGTCAACTACATGATAGGATAATTCATGGCAGTAAATAAACATTTTCATACAAGTAATGTATCTGCAATTGCAACTGAGCAGTCTCTATATGCTGACTTAGTTGCAGAAGCAATTCAGATTCACGGTCATGATGTATATTATCTTGACCGCACACTAGTTGCAGAAGACACTGTTCTTGGTGAAGACGCACTATCCAAGTTTAACACTCAGTCTCTTATCGAAATGTATATGGAAGATTCTGGAGGTGGTTTTGCTGGAGAACGAGAACTAATGTCTCAGTTTGGTTTGCAGAACCTTAGTGAAGCAACCTTCGTTGTAAGTAAGACACGGTTTCAAGAGAAGACAAAACAAATACAAATAGAAGCAGGAACAGATTCAACATCGTCTGGTTCAATTCAATTGGAGTCCGGTACACTCTCGACATCTAAACTAGAGGGCGAGATATTTTATATTATAAATGAAACTGATGCAACTGATGCTGATAGGCCACTGGAGGGTGATGCGATTTATCACCCCACACTCAAGAAATTATTTGAGATTAACTTTGTGGATCACGACGAACCATTTCATCAGTTAGATAATAACCCTGTTTACAAATTAAAATGTCGTTTGTTTGATTACGGTTCAGAAGCTCTTGATACAGGTATCACAGAAATTGACGCAATTGAATCTGCACTGTCCCTTGCAAGTTCTGATTATCAGATAACACTTGAACAGGCAGCTGGAACTACCATCAATCAGGAAATCAGGATTAGCCATGCAACTAGTGAAAGTGGTCTATTGTTGGATGAGACAGATAGCGATAATATTATTGGTGAAGATGAAACTGATCTTGGTGGTGAGAGTATCCTACTTGAAACAGGTGCGGATGAGTATCTTATACAAGAAGACTATATAGTAGGTGATATGAGTACAGATAAGACAGCTCAAAATGAGTTGTTTGAAACATTGGATGATACGGTACTGGACTTTAGTGAGTCGAATCCATTTGGTGATGCAGGGAGTGCAGATTAATGCTAGGACAACAATTTTATCACGAAACAGTACGCAATGTAGTTGTGGGTTTCGGAACAATTTTTAATAACATTCAGTTGGTTCGTAAGGACAATGCTGGAAATGTTCAGCAGACTATGAAGGTGCCTTTGGCATATGGTCCAAGGCAGAAGTTTCTTGTTCGATTGAACGATGATGCAGACCTTAGTAAAGCAGCTGCCGTTACGTTGCCCCGTATTGGTTTTGAGATTACAGGCCTCACCTATGATCCCGGCCGGAAACTAAATCGCGTTCAGAAGTTCAAAAAGGTTAAGGGTGACACAACCAAAACACAACAGTTGGACACGCAATATATGCCTGTTCCCTACAATGTCAATTTTCAACTTTACATTCTTGCAAAACAATCAGATGATGCTCTACAAATTGTTGAACAGATTCTTCCGTACTTTCAACCAGACTACACGATCACGATGAATGATAACTCTGATATGGGTGTAAAAAAAGATATTCCCGTTATTCTCAACAGTATTTCTTATGAGGATGATTATCAGGGTGACTTTACCACAAGACGTGCGATCATCTATACTCTAGATTTCACTTGTAAGTTCTATCTCTATGGTCCTGTTACTTCTAGTAAGGTTATCAAGACGGTACAGGTTGATGCATACACTGATATGCCTGACCAATCACCAACACGACAACAGAGACTTACTGTTACACCAAACCCAACCAGTGCTGATGCTGATGACGATTTTGGTTTCAACGAGGTGACATCATTCTTCGAAGATGCAAAAAATTATAATTCAGTGACAGGCGAAGATGAGTAATGTTATCGATAAAGCACTTGGTGTGGTTGGGGATGTTATTCCACCAGAAGTTTCTTTAAACCCAAACGCCAAAATGTCTGATGTTTCCCGTTATCCAGTAGAGCTAGGAGAGGGTGAAGACATTGATGCTGACTACAAGTATCAACGAGAAAACTTCTATCGGTTGGTTGAACAGGGTTCTAATGCAATTGAGGGTATCCTTGAACTTGCGAAAGAGGGTGAACATCCAAGGGCATACGAGGTTGCTGGACAGTTAATCAAGAATGTTGCAGAAGTTACCGAAAAACTTGGTGACTTGCAAGAGAAGATGAAGAAACTCAAAGAGGTTCCCAATAACGCACCGAAGAGTGTTACGAATGCATTGTTTGTTGGCAGCACTGCTGAGTTACAAAAAATGTTGAAGGGTAAAAGTGAAGATGGGTGATGTTTCTATAATACAGAGTATTATAGAAAATGTTGTTAAAAATAATCCAAATCATATTGCAGTAAAAGAACTTGACACAGGAAGAGAAATTACATATATTTCTCTGTATGAAGAGGCTAAGATAAGGTCTAAAAATATTGATGATACACCATATGGTATAATATGTTTACCTGATGGTATTG